AGTCGATGCCACCCGGACGGCGGTGATAGGCGGTACGTGCTGCACGCCGGAAGTCACGGGATGTGAGTTCCAGGGCGGCGTCCAGAGCGTACTTTCGGGCTTCTTCTTTGTTGAACGTGTCGTAGTGATAACGAGCGACGGTACCGGATGCCACGATTTGCTGGTTCTCCGTGTTGCCGGTCACGATGCGGCACGTGGTGTAGTTTCGCACCTTTTTCTTGCCGGTCTTTTTCGTGTCGTACTGGAATTCGATCCGATACTCCACGCCTTCAAACGTGAATTTCATAAACTGCTCCCTTCACGAACTAGGATAGCACAGTTTTAGTGGCAGTCAAAGCATTCATTTTCATGTCAGCACCAGCTACTCATTACCGGCCACGGCTGAGTTTTCATGGACATTCGGAGTGTCTTGTGGAGAATCCTTTGGTTTAGACTTGTTTTTCCTGTTGGCAGGATTCCCTATGACATACTTAGGGATTCTCTCCCACTTGTCACGTTGACTGTATGTGATGATCGTGAAATCGTCGTTCTTTGCTGTGTGCGGCAGATGCGGCTCCAGCTTCGTTTCGCCGCTTGCCAGGGAGAAAAATTTTCTGTCGAGCAAGTAATTGATGATGCTGTTCCGGCGAGAGATGTCAGTCTCGGTTAGATTTGTCGGGCGACCATCCAACTTGAAAAGTTCTTTGAAGTGGACCACATGATACTTCTTTTTCTTGCAAAGGATGTGGCAAGTCTGGTAAAGTTTTGTACCCTCTTTATTCGGAAGTCCGATTCTCGTAAGGGTCTCTTTGAGAATCAAAAAGGTTTCTTCTTTCGGTAGCAGGATTTCGATTAACTCACTTTTCATGTTCAACCAATTAGGAAAGCGGTAGGCTTGGTCAGCAATGATTCTTCTTTTAGGGAGTTATTTCTTCCTTTTGCTCATCACTCCACCCTCACTCAACTGCGCCCGGATCGCCTCAATTTGTTCTGGTGTATGTAGCTCCAGTGCTTCAACTGCTTTTCGAGTTGAGTACTTGTAATACTTCTTCATCAAATCTACATTCTCAGGCATCACCGCTTTGTATAGCTTTGAGAACCGTTTCTTCTTAGACAGGCCATGCAGCAGAAATTCGTACTGCATTTGTGGATCTAGCTGCGGCAGCTTATTAATCGCATTCACAATCAGGACACAATCCTGGTGATAACTCAGCAGCCGGTTGATGATGAAGCCGGGGTATTGCGTAACCACGGACGGGTCGGCTTCCAGGTCACGCATCACATTCTTCTTCGTCGTGTTGATCGAATTGAGATAGAGTCCCAAGTCAGCGGCCATTTAACCCTCGCACATCACAAGCAGTTCGCACCGGAAGGCTTCATAGTCAATTGGTACAGTCGGAAAGCCAATGGCGAAATTCCAATCCAAAAATTGATGGAAAACGCTGGCTTCAGAAAAACATTCACATGTAATTCATCGCTGCCATGTAGGTTATTTGTCTCGTCACATATCACCTTGAAGTCAAACACTTCTCGGCGTGCTTGTGCGTCTCGCAAAACACAGACAACCTCATTCTGCACACGATGCCGCAGCATGGAGTCATTCGGCTCGTACAGCAGGTTAGACAGAGCGAGTGATATTCTCTCTTTGAGCGGATTCAAATCGACCATTTAAGGCAATATGGTAATGTGGCAACCACCAAGAGACGGCAGAACCTTCTTCTTACGGGCCGGTGCGCCATGTTGTTCCATGCAAGCCACACCCAAAGCTGCGATCTTGCGAACGATGTCAATAGCCTTCACGTTGGCCGTTTCATCTTCTTCCCGGCATTCGATGTGCAGAGCTTCGCTTGTGTAGTCTTGAATGTAGGTTAAGAATTCCGTAATGGAGTGAATGCCATGCGTACCCGTGCCACCCCAACGTTCATCTTGATAGTCACGTTCGCCGTCGATTGCTTCGTATACCAAACTTCTTTTCGTCATGTCTTAGATCCCAAATTTCTTTGCCAGTTCATCGGAGTCCGAAACCTGCCGGTCAGTCTCACGGTGTAACAAGAATTTCGCCCCAAACGGAGTGCCAAGGGCAGTAGCAAAGTGCCACCCCGATTTTCCAAGTTCATTGAGTTCAGCTTCAATGTCTGTCTGCTGGCCCACGTTAAGTAACTTCGATTCCCACTGTTTCATGCATTCTCCTAAGTTGTAAGGTCAATGTCTGTCTTTATAGGCTTGGACTTGCCCTTCTTTGACCAAAGCGGCGTCTTGTGCCTCTTCCTCCGCTTCGTCTTCGTACTTCTTCTGCTTTTTCTTCTGGTCTCTGAGACCTTTTAGTAACTGCCTCTCCGTGCATGGAAACAGCACGTAGTTATCGCCGGTCCAGAAGTAGGTCCAGTTCTTCGAGAATTCCAACTGCTCGAATACTGTATAGGCGTAGTCGCTGCCGTCGATAGTGATACCTTCCAGGTCTTCTATTGCGTCGGACCAAAAGTCGTCAAACTCATCGCACAATTGATTCCATAGCTTGAGAGCTTCGTCGCTTTTTGTCATTTCGTAAACTTGGCGATCTGCATGAGTTCGGTAAGGAACGCTGCCAGATGCACTTCATGATCCTGAACGAATGCCGCTTGATACTGATAGTTACCGATCAAGAGCACAACATCCGGGATGCATTCTTTCTCAAAGACGTTGTACATGGTATCGTAGATTTTACGCATGACACGCACAGAGTCATTGTCGTTGTTGACGGCGCACCATTCCCGCATCACTTTGAAGTTACGGGCCTGGATCGCTTTGTACAAGTCGGCAACCGGAGCGTCCTGAATTAGCTCCATGATGCCGGAATCAATTCTCTTGACTTGCTTGGAGTACTTCTGAAGTTCGTTGATGACCCGGCGCATGTCAGGCCAATACTTCACGATCAATTGCGCCAGGACTTGCGGCTCGTAAGCAATTCCTTCCGTGTCGAGCATCATCCGCAGACGCTTTAAGAACTGCTTTTGCAAGTCGTTCTTTTCGTCCTTCGGAATCACAAATTCGATGACCGGCGCTCTCGAATGCAATTCCGGGATGATGCGATTTGGATGATTGCAAGTCAGAATGAACGCTGCGTTTCCAGCAAACTCTTCAATGAAACTACGCAATGCCGGTTGTGTAGCATTGGTCAGATAGTCGGCTTCGTCAAGGATGACAACTTTTCTAGTGCCATCAAAACTTCTAGTCGAGACAAACTCACGAATGTCTCCACGGAGAGTGTCGATTCCACTTTCAGACGCCGGAATCAAAAGGTAACTGATGTCCAGTTCTTCACAGATGGCACGGGCCACTGTCGTCTTGCCACCGCCCGCCCTACCAGCAAAGATCATGTTTAAGACTACACCAGAATCTACAATCTCCTGGAAGGTGGTCTTCAGAGCGGCTGGTAGAATGCAATCTGCGATGTTATGTGGGCGGTATTTCTCCGCCCAAATTACATGTTCCATAGTTAGTTGTTGCCGAATGTGCTTGTAGTCGGCTCTACACCAACGAAGTAGGTCAAGTCGTATTCTTGATTCTTGAAGATGGTGAACAAAGGAGTCACAGTGCCTTTGTACGAACCCTTCAATAGCTGCATGTCATCGTAGATCATCTTACACTGCAATCCGTGCGGGTCGGCTTCAAGCACAATGGATGTCGAGTTACCCTGTTCGTTCTTGTGATTTGCTGTGCCGATACGAACTGTCTTTCCATCGGATGTGATTTTGATTTCCGTCAGAGATAGGATCGTAATGGCCTTCTGCAATTTGTTCCACTGCTCTTCCGTGAGCGTGAAGTCGATCACGTCTTCCGGTACTTCCATGAGCTTCTTCTTTGGGATGTTGCCGCCTGAGACAATGCCCGGTGCAGCGTAGACATACTTCGTCTCTACGGTTCCATCGGTTTCTGCGATGCGGAGACAGTCGTCACCAAAGTCCAAGACAGGATCTTTGTACAGGCCGATAATGTTGAGTAACTGACTGAGGTCGAAAATACCAACTTCCTTTTCAAATTCTTCGGAAATGGTGGCGTCGGCAATGAGCGATTCTTTCCTAGTATAGAGCTTATTGCCAGGATGCAGGACTACGCCTTTATTGATAGCAGCGTAGTTTTTTAAAATGGTCAAAGTTTCTTGGGAGAGTTTCATGATATTATTTTCCGTCCCGTTCAAACAAAAGCTGGCGCATATAGACACACGCATCCAACAATTCCTGGTAGGTATCCGTGAGCGCATCACGACCATTGAAAGGCTGAAGGGGAGTTCCGTACTTGCTGCGGCCCCACATGTCTCGGTCTCGCATGTCTTTTTTAACCCGCTTTACTTGCTCTAATCTTTGTTTTTTTTGTTTCATTTTTTAAGATAATTTTCCGCATTATGAAAAGCTGTTGGATCATCTTTAAGAAGTCCAATTGCTACATTGCAACGATCATGCAGCAGACCCCGAACTAACCCAGTTTTGTGGTTATGATCCACACAAACCCGTTCTCTACCTCGTGCTTGAAGAATTAACTGTTCTTTGCAAATGGGACACTGTTCACTTTGTTTTTTGAATAGAGAGTCAAAATCATGAAGTGTGATTCCGTATCTCTGCACCAGTCTTGAATTTTGTTTAAGTTTTTTTGCTTGCGGGGTAGAACGTCGCTCTGTGATTTTCTCTTTGTTTTTTTGATAATACAAAGAGGAAGCCGCCTTCTCTCTTTCCTTTACGAGAGGATTTGTACGACGCTTTTGTTGAAGTTCTCTCTGGGTGATCCTTTTTGCAAGATTCTCCATATCCTGCAAAACTAATTCCCAACACGATACTAAATTATTTGAATGGGGATCAGGTTGTTCTGTTGCGGAATATTCGTTTTGTGGCATTCTAGTTCATAGGCACTTTCGTGCTGCTGGAACTAGGATACCAGTCTTTTTGATTCTGTCAAGCGTCGGGCATCCACATGGTGATTGGCTCAGAATTTTTCACTTTCCCATTCCAAAACCGTCTGCCGATTCCGTACCGTCCCTTGTCAAGATCCGAATACATGTAATAGACATTGCTTGCCAACACACTTGCCGTTTTGCGAATTTGACATATGGCGGCGGCAAAGTCTGTCTTGTCAACGTGGCCGTCAGTGAAGTAGACCATGCCTCTGGATGTTTTCTCACCACCACACTTCGGACATTCCAAATTGTCGTAGCCGGTGGCAGTGCTGGTGGCCTCTGTAAGCCATTTCTTCTCGTTGAGATCGGCCATGTAGTCGGCATCGTCCGGGTGAGTGGTGGCCTTCACCTTGCCTTTGACGATGTAAATTTCAAAGCGCACGTCTTCTAGTAGCGTGTCACCTACCGCATAGCCGTCCAGGTAGGCCATTTCGAGATAGCCGCATTCTTCGCAGTTCATCTTGGGCATATGGAAATATCCTTCACAAAGCTGTTGGTCTCAAATTCAAACCAAAAATTTCCACCGTACTCTTTCGGGCGCTCCCGGCAAAAGAAGGTGCGGTCTTCCTTTCCATCTTTCAAATGCAGTCGAATGATGGATGGTGTGATGCTTACGAACACAACTTCAAGTGGTTCGGAAGTGTTGTTTGTATGGTTGATGATAGCGATCATGCATCACCTTCACCAAGGCTGTCAACACCACGGAACAGACAGTAGATGACTATTCCTAAACCAAACGTGATGAAGCCAGCGCCGATGCCGTGGAATATCGACAGTCCCACGGCTAGGAAGAACATACCCAACAGGAACATTCTTCCTAAATGACCAATCCACTTAATCAATCGTTCCAGCACTTTCTGACACCCATTTGAAGGTTACAAAGTTTATTATATCACCAACAGACGATTGGGCGATACCATATTTTCGTCCTAATTGTGATTGCAAGATTCCACTTTTCGCATAGTCACTCCGTATTTCACGAACTATGTCTGGTGTGACTTTGCCGAAAGGATTCATTCCGGTTTTGTGTCGTCTGTCCCACATCCGCTGGCTTGCCTCACTAATCTCTCGCCGGATTTTAGGTGGTTGGACCCGACCTAGACTGCGTAAATTTCCTTTGAGGACTTCGCTCTTTCGTTTACGAGTTTCTTCGGAGTCTTTACATCCTACACGAAATTGATTGCCCTTAAGAGCGGCACCAATTTTTTGTTTATGTTCCTTTGAAAGAGGTCCACGTTTTTTACGAGCATCGAGGTTACGACTAGATGCACCCATGACCTTTCGGTGCATGTTATACCCGTTTTTACCTATCGAACTTTGATATTGCTCAATAAGCGCCGGTTCGACATGTTCTAGCATGGACTGTTTGTCTCTCCCACAACAGATGATTTCAAATTGGAAGTGCTCCCATCCATGCTTGCGAATAGCATCATGAAAGATATATCCTCGCCCGGATTCGGCGTCTCGTTTGTGTTCCCGCCAACGTTGCTGTGGATCAGTAGCAAATCCAATGTAAACCTTTCCGTTCACATCATTTGTTGCCTTATAACAATAATAAATTTTGCATTGTTCCATGCAAACTATTTATACAGAGCATGGGTTTGTTTGACTATACTTAATAAGTCCTTCTTTTTCAACAACTTACAAGCCTAGAAAGCAGTCTCAGGGTCCACGCCCTTTGCAACGGCATCCTTCATGCGCTTTTCTTCGTCTTCCTTCTTATTCCAATCTTCGTCAATCAACTTATACAGGTCCAAGAACGAAGTTTGAACGTGACCCTGGAAGCGAGAAATGCACTTGGCAATCGCTTTCTTACGATCCTTACCGTACATGTCATACGACTTGCAGATATGGACTAAGCGACGAGTCGTAACTACTTCCGTGGTGGCGTTGACTTTAAACGAGTCACGGACCTTCTGCGCCCACGAAATCAACCGCTCGATAAATTGAACTTCCTTTGGTCCATTGTGACCCAACGACTCCAGCACCTTTGCGAGAATGGTGCGTTCAACATCGGCTGGAGGATAGTCCTGATCGAAGAAGTTGACGTAGCGGTCTAACATCGCCTCATTCATGATGTTAGTACCGATAAACTTGCCGGTCTCGCTGCCCTGCCCTTTGGTATTGGCCGTAGCCACCAAGTTAAACCCAAGCTGCGGAGTGATAACTTTCCCAAGCCGCTTGATAGGGAATGGTTTGTTTTGAAGCGCCGTCTGAAGGCACATCAATTTTTCGTCGCCCAAGTCGGTTTCATCCAGACAGACTGTGACGCCCATAAGAGCGCCCATCGTGACCGGCCCGAAGAAAGGAACCGTGTCGCCCTTCCACAGACGCAGACCACCAAGCAAAGCGTCTTCGTCGGCCTCACGAGTGATTGGCACGAGAATGAGTTGTTTCTTCAGGCGGGCGTGTGCTTGTTCGATAGAGAGCGTCTTACCATTGCCCGATAAGCCATAGATCCAGTACGGAAAGAACTTACCGCTTTTCGTGATGGTCTCTACGTCTGTGTAATTGCCAAACGGCACATACAGCGG